GACTGCGGGTGCCCATCCCCAGAGCCTGAGACGCTACACGAGGCCACAGGCATCCGTATCTGCAACGCCTGCGAGGCCAAGGCAGCAGAGAAGGCGCGGGAGTATGTCCGGGATTCCTGAAAGCGACTCCGTTTATGCCCTGATCTATACGTGCCTCCATGATCGTCACCACGCCCCACAACCCCGCGCCAGAGAAGTATCCCGGAGGCCGGATGCTGGGCCTCACGATACGAGGCAGGCGCGTTGGTGCAGGGCTGACGCTTCGGAGGTGCGCGGAACTGATGGGCCTCACCATAACCGACCTGAGCGCCGTCGAGCAGGGGCAGCGGCCATTCACGGAGCAAGAGTTTTCGGATTTCAACCGGGTAGCGAACCTGAAACCCGCCGGTGAACAGAGAGAGAAGGTTGACAGCAATGGATGAGCACCAACAAGGAGTTGCGACAAATGGCGCTCGCGCAGAATCGACTTCCGAACAGGGTTGGGGTAAGGAGGCGGGCGTGACACCACTCGAAAAAGACCGCCAAGAGGCCGAGATGAAGGCGATCGACGCCCTCGCCCGGTACAAGTTCATGATGTTCGGATACTGGGCTGCGATGTGGGTCCATCTCAATCGCCTGTGCCAGGTCAAAGCCAAGAGCCCATTTACCAAGCTGGTTCAGGCCGCGCGTGCGGAGAGGTCGGTGCGCAAGTGAGCATGTACACAGGTCCGGGTCGTTGGTTGAAGGAGGGCGAGCAGTTCGACTGCAAGAAATGCGGATCGCTCGTGTGGGCCCACCAAAAGAGGTTCGAGTACACCAGCCTGCGCGACCTCTCCAACCACCTCCTGTGCCGTTTCTGCGGGCAAGACCATGAACGCGGATGCGTCGCGGTTGTTGAAGCGGCGAAGGCGGTGCGGGCGTGATCGAGTTCGCCGCCATCGTGCTGACCGTGCTGGTGATCGGCAACGCCGGGGTGATGCTCTACTACACCTGGCGCGTGCGGCGCCTGCGGCGGCGTGGGCTGGACCTCAAGGACGCGGCCCGCCAGGTGAGCCAGGACTCCCGGGCCACGAAGGACCTCTGGGCCCAGGTCGAGCAGGAACGCCGCCGCTACGAGGCCGCGGCCGAGCAGGCCAAGGCGCTTGCGCTCGACCCGCCCCTGGAGCTGGCCACCTTCGAACGGCTCGAGCGCGAGTACATGGGCCGCCTCTGCTGCGGCCTCACCCTTACCCACCGCCACGGCTCGCCCGGGATTCAGGTCGGCGTGAAGGGCATGGACCGCGAGCGCGCTCTGGTCATCCTCGACACCGCCCGGCGCCAACTGCTCGACCTGCCGCAGTGGCCCGAGTCCACGAACCCCACCGACCCGCCCGCCACCCCCGGAGACGCCGGATGAGCCTCATGCACACCACGTTCATCGATGGACCGGCCAAGGGCGAGGTGCTCTCGCTGGCACGCTCACCCATCCTGCTCCGGGTCGTCAACGTCGGCGATCACTTCGATGCCCTCGACCAGCTCGACGACCTGGCATCATCCAACGAGAGCATCACGGTGTACCGCCTGACCGCGGAGCCAAGCGTGTGCTTCATCGATGGGCGAGACCCCAAGACGGGCCGGCGCTGGGGCGTGCGGCTCAGCGTCGGCACGTACGCCGTGCTCCCCGAGCAGCCCGACGACGCCACGCTCCGCGACAACCAGAAGTGGCGAGCGTGGTGCGTTGCGAAGATGGACCTCCTGATGCCCGAGTGGGCCAAGACCAAGGCGGTGATGCCTTGAGCGTCCGCATCGATGGCAAGCTCCGGAGGGAGCCTTTCATGGTGCCGGTCACCGTCGCGGTCTGCCCCGAATGCCGCGGCCGCCTCTGCGTCTGGGTCAACTGCTGGGAGACCGACACCGGCATTCCCGAGGAGGAAGGCGTCGAGGTCGACTGCATCCACGACGACCTGGGCGAGCGCTACCCGCAGAATCCGCACCGCTGGTGGCAGGGCGAATGGATCGACGTTCTCACCACCGTCCGGGCCTGGGCCCGCACGAACCTGCGAAAGGTCACAAACCCATGATCACGTTCCTCGACGGCCCAGCCGATGGCCAACATTTGAACCTCCGCAGAACCCCCGTGCTGCTCCGCGTTGTCCAGGCCGGGAACGCGTTCGACGCCCTGGACCAGCTCGACGACACCGCGTCCCCCGACGAGACCATCACGGTCTACCAGCTCACCCAGGCGCCGGGCTGGTGCCACATCGATGGCCGTGATGCCAAGACAGGCAGGCGATGGGGAGAGACCAGGCCGATCGCGACCTACGCCCTGCTCCCCGAGCAGCCCGACGATGCCACGCTCCGCGACAACGCCGCCTGGCGTGAGTGGTGCCGAATGAACTTCGATCGACTCGCGCCTGAGTGGGCCAAGGGCCGGAGCGTGATGCCATGACGATCCGGCCGCACCCGATCCTGACCCACCAGCCGCCGCTGATCACCGTGAAAGGGGTCCCGCTCGTCCAGTCCAAGACCACCTACATCGATCTCTTCGGCCGGTCGTTGCAGGAGACCACGCCGCAGCAGCGCCGCGAGAACTGGGATGAGTACGTCGGGCTGATCGAGCACGCCGCGCGACGGTGCCCACCCGCCGCGGCCCGCACACTGCGGGCCATCATCGAGGCGCACCAGGACTGCGAACACCAGGACTGCCGCCACTTTTGTAGTGGGTGGTGCGAGCTCCAGGGCCTACCGGCTGGGTTCAACCCCGTGATGCGGACCACCGGTATGGCCTGCATGGGCATGGGGTACGAGCCCCACCCATCCACTCCAGGAGCCACCCCATGAGCACCGGCCCCTCGTCCAACCCCGGCCAGCGCGTCCCGCTCGACCGCGCCCAGCGGATCGCGGACGCCCTGCTGGAGCGCTGGGAGCTCACCGGCCTCGCGCCCGACCACTCGCCCGAGTGCCTCGTGGTGGGGTCGGTCCGCCGGCAAGCCCCCGAGGTCGGCGACCTCGAGATCGTCGCGCCCCTGCCCGAGCGCCTCCCCGGGAAGCCCACCGCGGCCGACGACCCGCTCTTTGCCCGCATCAACGCCGCGATGGAGAACCCCTGGTCCGACGACCGCGCCCCGCTCTTTGGACCCCGCATCGAGCCCGCCGCGGCCCCGATGGGCCGGATCGTGCGGGGCCTGCGGCCCGGGTTCCTCGCGGCCTGCCTCGAGGTCCGGCCCTGGTCGACCCCGCCCCTCAACACCATCGTGCTGCCGGTCGAGGTCTACCGCTACACCGCCGCGAACCGCGGCTGGGTGACGCTCATGCGCACCGGCCCCTCGGACTTTGGCCAGTGGTTCCTGGCCAAGTGGAAGAAGGCGATGGGGATCCCCTTCGACGACCGCCACCAGGCCTCGATCGACGGCCACCTCGTGACGGCCACCGGCGCGGTCTACCCCGTCCCCACCGAAGAGGACTGCTTCCGCGTGATCGGCATCGCCCCGATCGCGCCCCGGGACCGGGGCGAGTTCATCGCCCGCGTCCGGGCCGCCCGCGAGGCCGGGAGGTCCTGGCGATGAAGCCCAGGCGACCCGCCCTCCCGACCAGCCCCTGGAAGCAGATGGCCCAGTGCCGGAGCGTGGAGGACTTCCTCGCGCTGGCCGCCAGGCTCGACGCCGAGCGGGCACGCCTCACCCGCGAGATCGACGCCCACGCCGCGGACATCGCCTGGCAGAAGTGTGAATACCCGAACGTCGCGGCCCGGCTGGGCGACTGCCGCGATGTCGCGCAGGCCTGCCGCGAACGCGCGGGCCGGATGAAAGGAACGACATGATCGAAGTCTCATTCCGCTACAGGGAGAAGCAGCCAATCAAGAGCCTCAGCAAAGAGGGGATCCGGTCCGCACGGTCCTCGAGGCCGGGGTGGAGCAAGGCGTTTGAGCTGCTGCGCTACGAGCTCGCCAGAATCGACGCGGCCGACGTCGTGATCGAGGCCGGGTACAAGCCGAACCAGGTCAGGGCCGACGGGTGGCCGTACTCCAACGCCGTTCCCGAGCACCACCAGGTGCGGGTGTCGTTCCGCCGCAGCGGCGTCTCGATGTCGTTCTTTCAGGGCGGGTTCAGCAGTGGCGCCGATGCTGTCGCGTACAACGTCTGGCTCATCGGCATGACACTCCAGTGCCTTCGGGCGGTCGATCGGTACGGGTGCACGCAGGGTGGCGAGCAGTACCGCGGCTGGGCGCAGCTCCCACCCGGCAAGCCGTCCATCGCCGCGCACGAGTGGGCGAGCGTCGAGGACGCGATGCGGTTCCTCAGCAAGGTCGGGGACGGGGCGGTGCTCTCGGTCCTGCCCGCAGACCTGCCCAGGGTCTACCGCGCTGCGGCCCGCAAGGCCCACCCCGACACCGGAGGCTCGGAGGACCTCATGGCCAGGGTCAACAGGGCCAAGGACTTCATCGAGAAAGGAACGACATGAACGAGACCCCGATGCCCATCATCAAGTCCCTGGCGCCGTGGTTCGGGGGCAAGCGGACGCTGGCCCCGCGCATCGTGGCGGAGCTGGGGAGGCACAGCCAGTACTTTGAGCCATTCGGTGGCGGACTCTCGATCATCCTGTCCAAGCCACGATCGCAGAAGGAAACGGTCTGTGATCTACACGGCGATCTGATCAACCTAGCCCGCGTCATCGCCAGTCGTGAGATGGAGGAGGAGCTGTACGACCAACTGCAGCGGGTAGTGTTCTCCGAGGGGCTCCTCATCGAAGCTCGACAGGAGCTCGAGCGAGGAGAACCGCCTCAGCCACCGGTGTACGACTTCAACCGTGCGTTCTGGTACTTCCTGGCGAGCTGGATGGGCAGGAACGGCACCGCGGGCACCGAGCGCCTGGATTACCAGATCGCCGTGCGCTGGACCAAGAACGGTGGCAGCCCCACCGTTCGGTTCCGCAACGCCATCGCGTCCATGCCTGCCTGGCACCAGCGACTGCTCAACGTCGTGATCATCCGACGCGATGCGTTCGAGATCATCGGCCGCTTCGAGGATTGTTCCGAGACGGCCATCTATGCCGACCCGCCGTACCCCGCCGAGACGCGCAGCAACGTCGCGGACGAGGATGGATCCAAGGGCGGCGGGGGCGGTCGATACCTCCACGAGTTCAAGCACAGCAGCGGGCTCTTTGGCGGGGAAGACCAGCACGCGAGGCTCGCGACCTCGCTCAAGGCGTATCGGTATGCCAGAGTCGTCGTCTCCACGTACGACTGCCCTAGGTACCGGGAGCTGTATCAGGGCTGGACGTTCGTTGATTGCCGGATGCTCAAGCTCCTCCACCAGCAGAACGGGCGCGGCCATCGGGCCAAAGAGGCCCCCGAAGTCCTCATCATCAACGGGCCCAGCTTCACCGAGGGCTGGAAGGGGGCGGGCCATGCTTGAGGTGGACCATGACCTGATCGAGCCCGGGCGGTGGGTCGCGCGGTACGACCGCTGGGAGGTCTCTCGCCTGTGCCCGATCCAGGCCGTCGCGGATGTGCTGGAGGCGGAGCTCCAGAGCCTTCAGGAGCGTGACCCATGAGTGACGGCTGGACCCGCTGGGATGACCACCCCGTGGCCGAGATGTTCCGCCGCGTCTGCCACGAGCAGCTCGGGAGCGTCCCGCGCGTGGAGTGCCGCATCAAGGACGACACCGACGCGGACGTGATGGACATCGTGCTCACGACCATCACGGGCCTGGGCCGCCAGGACTTCCCCTTCACGCTCCAGGACCAGGCCCAGATGACCACGCCCGCCTGGGAGCGCTCCATCCGCCGCGAGTTCCGCCGGTGGTTCAAGGATGCGGCCAAACGGAAGCACGCATGAAGACCTACCTCTACCGCGTCCCCAACGTCCGCGCCGAGCAGTGGTGGCCACACCAGGACCCGCGCCACACGCCCATCCCGCAGGTCGATCAGGGCCCCCGTCCCGACCAGGGGTATGGCCTGGTCGTCGGCTGGCTCTGGTTCACGCTCCGGCCCGGCGACTGGGTCCTGTGGGCCGACGGCAGCCCCATCCGCGTCCTGTCGGACCACGAGTTCCACGCGCTCTTCGTCGAGGAGCCGCCCACGCCCGACCCCTCCACCGCCCCCACAGGAGACCGCCATGGCCCGCGCTGAGAACCCTTCGAAGTCTGAGGCCGAGATCACCGTCATGACCGGGCCGCCCCCGGCCGCCAAGCTCGGGCGCAACCTCCATGCCAGGACCAATCAGACCATCGCCCGCGCCCGGGCGCTGAGGCCCGGGGAGTGGTTTGTCTGGACCAAACCGACGGGCCGATGGAAGGAGCTCGCCGAGAAGTACCTGGACGGCTATCCCATCGAGGTCTACCGCACCGCCGACCTCCAGGTCGTGGTTCGGCACCGCGACGCGGCCCCGGGGCCGACCCCGGACGACAAGGCCAAGTGGGCCAACATCCGGGAACTCGTCATCGATGAAAAGTTCACCGACGCGGACCTGAAGCTCTTGGGTCAAGCGGCCGTCCAGCCTCTCGTACCCGGGACCACGTTCCGGGCCACCCCGCTCCCCACGAACCCGGCGCCCACCAAGACCCCTCCCCACGAGTGTGAGGTCGATGAGGAGCCCGGAGAGGTGGGGGACGGGGATGGTGTGGGGGGTGGGGGAGAGGAAGGGTCCGAAGGCCACCTCCACGGGATCGTGCTCGCGCTCACGACCCGGCAGGCCACGCTGATCCGGTCCTACCACCAGGAGCCCGCCGCGAGCCGCACGGTCGCGGAACTCGGATCGGTTCTCTCGATGGCCCGCGGCTACCCCGACGAGGTCGATGGCCTCGTGCGCCGCAAGCTCCTGGCCACGAGCACCCGCGCCGATAGCCGCAAGGTCTACGGCCTCACGTCCCTGGGGCGCGACGTCCTGTCCCACCTCACCGGAGCACGCTCAAAGGCCTGAGGCGCCGTTCTGCACCCCACCCCACGCACCCAACCGCACGGAGAACCCCATGAACCAAGACCAATCGATCGTGAACCCCGACACTCAGCAGAAGCTCAACGACCTCCTGGTCTGGATGGCCGACAGCGTGAGGTCGGGAGGAAGCTTCCTGTCCGAGCAGGCCCCGCTCATCGCCAAGGAGATCGTGGCGTGGAAGATGGCCGCCGCGTACACGTGGCTGGTCGTCCTCCTCGTGATGTTCACCGCCTCGCTGGTGCCGCTGCTCCTCTCGCGACGCAGGCCGTGGCAGACCAAAGACGTAGAGACCAAAGTCGTAGATACGACTCGGAACGGAGCGGTGGGCACCCTCTCGCTCATCGCGCTCGGGTTCACCTTCTTCGTGTTCCTGTGCGTCGGCGGCACGAGCATCCGGGACATCGTGAAGTGCCACACCGCTCCGCGGCTCGTCGTGCTCGAGGAAGTCACCGAGATGGTCAGGAGAGCGGGACGGTGACCAAGACCACACCCCACACCTCCGGCCCCACCTCGCCCACATTCCCGCTCGTGATCACGGTCCCGGGGACGCCCCGGGCCCGCCCCCGCGCCCGCCACGGCGCCCAGATCAACAAGAAGACCGGCAAGGCCTACAGCGTCTCGTACCACCCCACCAAGATCCGGATCAGCAAGAAGACCGGCAAGCCCACCCCCGACTCCCTCGCGTGGGCCCGCGCCCAGAAGTGGTACGAGGATGTCCGCTGGGCCGTGCAGCGCCTCCACCGCACCGAACCCCTCACGGGCCCGATCCGTGTCACAGTCGAGGTCTACTTCGAACGCCCCCAGCGCCTGCTCACGAAGAAGAGCCCGCAGGGACCGGTCTGGCACACCGCCAAGCCCGACCGCGACAACACCGACAAGAGCATCCTGGACGCCTTCACGAAGGCCGGGCTCTGGCTCGACGACGCCCAGGTCTGCGATGGGCCCGTCCGCAAGTTCTACGCCGCCAAGGGGTGCGGGCCCGGCGTCCGGGTCATCGTCGAACCCCTCACAGGCCCCCCCGAGTTCCCCCCCGAGTTCCCCGACACCCCGTCCCTGTTCCAGACCCCCGCCACCACCCCCACCGGAGCCACCGCATGAGTCTCGATCTCACCACGCCCACACCCGCCCCCGCACCCACGCCCGGACCGGCCCCCATCCCGGCCCGCTCCCTCGACCTGCCCCAGGGCCTCAAGGTCTCGTTCGTGGGCCGCCACCACGAGCACGCCCGGATCCCCGTGACGTCCCGCACCGTGCTCCCGCTCAACCTGCGGAGCGACCTGGGGCTGGCGCGGGAGAGCTTCACGACCGCCGCCAAGCTCCGCGGCTGCATCGGGCGCTTCCGCGACCTCGTCGCGTCCGCGCTCAGCGAGCCCAGCAAGCTCGCCTACGCGGGCGTAGCCTCCCTCGGTGACCTCGCGTCCCGCCCCGACCTCACCGTCATGGTCGACGATGCCGGGTGGCTCACACGGCACCTGCCCCTGGACCTCGCGTACTGCGAGCCCTACGCGGCCTGGAAGGGCACGATGCGGTCCTACCTCGAGGCCGTCACGAACCTCTGGGAGGCGCTGGGAGAAGCGATCCGCCGCACGGTCCCGATGCCCGGCGTGCGGCTCCTGGCCGCCGAGGTCTGGGACACCACGCCCCTCACGGCCCTCAGCAACCAGCCACCGCACCCGGCCCTGCGGGAACGCCACGACCGCTTCCTGCGCGCCCAGATGAACCTCGGGGCCGGCGGCGTGCTGGGCGCCCAGTGGGAGCCGATCACGAGCCTCTACCGCCCCGCCGACCTGGATGCGAGTGACTTCGAGTCCTGGGCCTCGGCGGCGTTCGGGACCTGGGCCTGCTGCACGCCCGTGCGGGACGGCGGCGTGATCGACCTCGCCGAGATGGCCTGGAACCTCGCGGTCCTGCGCCGCACCTACGCGGACCGCGTCGTGGTCTGGTGCCACCCGCAGAGCCCCGACGAGGCCGCGGCGGCCTACGCCCTGACGCTCGACGCGCACGCGCTTTCGATGCGGATCACTGGACCCGACGAACACGCGGTATAAAACCTACCGCGGGCAAGGACACGCCCCATGCGCAGGCAGCGCCGCCCCAAGGGGCCCTACGAACACTCGGGCGACAACGCCCGCCGCGAAGCCACCGCCCCGCTTGACCCGTGCGAGCCCGCCCCGCCGCTCTACCCCGCCCTGGACCCCTTCGACCGGGCGCACGACCGCCAGGACGCCTTCGGGCTCCTGCTCCCCTCCGCCTGGGAGGACGAGTGGGGGAACGTGCATCTGGACACCAACGTGCCCAGCCGCCCGCGGCTCTACCCCGCCTCGCACTTCGTGGTCCTGCGCCGCGAGGGGGTGAGTGGCCCCATCACGGGCGGCCACACCTTCGAGGAGGCCTTCCACGACCACCACGAGCGGGTCCGGCGCCTCGCGGCCGCCGGGATCCGGCTGGGCGGGGGGCGCCCCACCTCGCGCGGCTCCGGGCAGGACGGCCTCTACGGCCTGCGGGGCGTGGCGCTCCGCGACCTCATCGAGCCCCGCACCCGCATCGCGGCCCGCGGGCGGGGTGAGCAGGCCCGCCTGGCCCTCGAGCAGGACCTCGAGGCCCGGGCCGACGCGATCCTGGACGCCGCAGCGCCGGACCGGGAGGCCCCGTGCTGAACGCGCCCGGGCTTCCAAAATCGCAAGAGGCGAGCCCGCGTGGTGTTACGCCGCCGGAGGTGGGGGGGGTGGCGCAGAAATCGTGCCACCTCTGCGGTAGGGTAGAGGGACCACGCGAATCCCCACCCCGAAAGGCACCGCCATGTAGCCGCCATCCGGGCCACCGTGCCGAACACCGACCGGGGGACGCGGGCGGGCTCGCCTACTCCGAGCTCTCCCAGCACCTGCTGCTCTACATCCTGGGCGCCTGCGGGGACGACCTCCGCCGCGCCGAGGCCCTCGCGGCCGTGCTCTTCATGAACCAGTCCATCCGGGCCGCCAGTCGCGCGTACGGGGTGCACCGGGACTGGCTCGCACGGGCCACCCGCCGTACACGTTCCGCGATCGCCCGGCACCTGTCCAGCGGCCGCCTCCGCCGCAGCGACCTCGTGTCGTCGGGCCCGCGCCCGCCGAGTGGACCCCGGGGGACCCGGACCGGAGCACCCCGGTGAGGCCCGCCCCCAAGGCCAGACCAGCACCCCCCGTCCCGCCCACACCGCTCGGGACCGCCGCCCTCGCGGCGCGCCTCGGCGTCTCGGCCCGCACGCTGCGGACCTGGGTCCGCCGCGGCCTGCCGGTCCTGACCACCCGACCGCTCACGTTTGACCCGCAGGCCGCCGCGGCCTGGAAGGACCAGTACGCCGGGCACGCCACGCTCGGCCACGGGGGCCGACGGCCCAACGCCGGACGGCCCGCCGGGCGAACCTCCGCCCGTTCCACCGCTGACCCGGCGCCACGGCGGGGTACGGACGCCCCGCCGCGTCGCTCTTCACACCGAACACCGCCCCCGGGGGACCGCCCCGCCGGGACCACCGCTCAACGGCGCCACAACAACGTCGATCCGGATTCGAGCGCGGCCGCTCCGCCTCAGAACTCAACCCACCCCACGGCCCTCACCGAAGCCGAGATGGAGCGGGCCCTCGAGTCCGGGATGGCCACGGCCGCGCAGCTGGACCTCTTCCGCGAACGCCTCAAGGTCCTGAAGGACCTGCGGGCCGACCGGGCCGAGCGCGGCCTCCTGCTCCGCGCCTCCGAGGTGGAATCGCAATGGCTCGACCTGCTCGCCGGCGTCCGGGCCGCCCTCGACCAGGCCCCGGCCCAGGTCTCGACCCGCGCGACCGCCGAGCTGGGCCTGCGGCCCGAGCTGGAAGTCGCGATCCGGCGCATCGCCGAGGAAGTGATCGCGGCCGCGATGCGCAGCCTCTGGAGCTCCGCGACCCAGCCCCCACATCCACCACCGCCCCCCCAGCCCACCCAGCCCCCACCGCCCCGCCCCCCCGCGACCCCGCCGTCACGGACCTCGCCCGCCGCTGCCTCGCCCGCATCTTCGCCCCCGTCGAGCACCTGAGCCCCTCGGCCTGGGCCGAGAAGTTCCGCGTCGTCGTCGGCGGGGATGCCCCAGGACCCTGGCGTTTCGACCGCGTCCCGTACCTCCGCCAGGTCATGGACTGGTTCGAGCAGGACCGCGTCCGCGTCATCGTCATCAAGAAGGGCAGCCAGTCCGGCGGGACCGAGGCCCTGATCAACCTCCTCGCGTGGCCCGTCGACCCGGCCCCCGGGCTGCCCACCCTCATCTCCCCCCACATCAAGTCGGCCGGGGACAAGAACGTCACCCGCATCCTCCCCCAGCTCCTGGCCACCCCACCCACCGCCGCCCGCCTCTCCCCCCGCGCCCACGACCGCAAGGCCCGCTACATCCGCTTCGACCGCATGTACGCCTACTTCCGCGGGGCCTTCAGCGAGCACCAGCTCGAGAGCGACCCCTGCCGCTACGTCCTGTGCGACGAGCTGGACCGCTGCCCCCCCCGCACCGCCCACCTGGCCCTCCAGCGCATCAAGACCTTCAGCCGCGGCAAGGCGGTCTACAACGGCAAGCCCGGCCTGGTCGGGCAGGGCATCGACCTGGAGTACAGCAAGGGCTCGCGCCGCACCTACCGCGTCCCCTGCCCGCGCTGCGGCGCGTACCACGAGCGCACCTTCCGCGACATCCGCTGGGCCGGCACCGACCACGCCGGCAAGCCCTCCTGGGATACCCATGACGTCGCGGCCGACGTCGCCCACGCCAAGGCCACGAGCTGCAGCCGCTGCCCGGCCTGCCGCGGACGCATCGGGCCCGAGCTCAACCACTGGCAGCTCTCCCTGGGGGTCTGGGCCGCGCCCGACCAGCGCGTCACGCGCCTCCGCCGCCGGGACGGCGGGACCGGGCTCCCGCCCGGCTTCTGCGACCAGGACCCGCACCTCCAGCCCCACGCCCTCGCGCTCCACGAGACCTGGGAGCACACGCCCGGCCTCCTGATCGGCCCCGACCCCGCCACCGACATCGAGAGCGTCGAGATCCCCGAGTGGATCAGCGGCGTGATCGCCAACCCGTACGCCCCGGCCGTCGAGGGGTACCTCCACCGCAAGGGCGTGATCGACGCCGACTGGCTCGCGGACCACGCCGGGAAGGCCTGGAGCCAGACCACCGGCGCGGTCGAGATCTCCTCCCTCCGGGAGCGCTGCACGCCCGTCCCGGACGGGGGCTACCGCCTGGGCGAGGTCCCCGCCGGCGTCCTGGCCCTGCTGGCCGCCTGCGACCTCCAGGACGACCGGGCCTACATCGTGGTGCGCGGCCTCACGGAACGCTGCCAGAAACGCTACCTGGTCTGGCACGGGGCCGTGCCGCTGCCGATCTTTGGTGACTTCTCCCCGCTCCTGGCCGCGCTCTTCCGCCGCTTCCGCCGCCAGGGTTCCCCCGCCGAGGTCCCCATCGGGGCCCGCGTGATCGACTCTGGCGACGGCGAGGTCACGCAGGCGGTCTACGACTTCTGCCGGGGCCGCCACCTCACCTTCCCGTCCAAGGGCGTGGGGCTGGGCCGCGGGCGCCGCGCGATGGACAAGGTCTACCAGTGGTCGAGCATCGACACCGACCGCCAGGGCCGGCCCCTGGCCAACCCCACCCGCCTCCTGCGACTCAACACCCTGTTCCTCAAGTCCGCCGTCATGCGGCGCCTCCAGATCCGCCCCGGCAGCGACACCTACCGCCCCGGGATCGACGACGGGCCCGAGATCAGCGTGCTGGGGGACCAGCAGCTCGCCGCCGCCGTCAACACCGCCGCCCCCACGCTCTTCTTCCCCGAGGACACCGGCGAGGACTACTTCCACCAGCTCACCGCCGAGGAGTGCCTGGTCACCACCGTGCACGGCCGCCGCGAGTACACCTGGCAGCTCCGCGAAGGCCGCACCGACAACCACTACTTCGACTGCGAGGTCATGCTCGACGCCCTCGAGGCCGCGCTCCGCCTGCCCGACCTCCTCGTGGGCGGTCGCACCGCCCCCACGCCCGGCGCTCCGCCGCCGGCGCGGCCGGACGCCCCCGCCCCCACCCTGCGTGCCCTCTCGCGAGCGCACGGCATCCTCGCCTCCACACGGAGAAAGGACCAGCCCCATGGCCCGTAAGCCCACGACCCCCGCCCCCGCCCCCGCCCCCACGCCCACGCCCGACCCTCTCACCGCCCCGGTGCCCGACACCACCGCGCCCGCCGCCGTGCCTCCCACCGAGGACACGATCGCCGCGCCCGTGTTCGAGGTCCCGCCCGACGCGCTTCCCATGGACGGACTGCACCCGGAGGTCCCGGATCCAGCGCTCGACGCGACGGCCCCGGAGCCGCAGGCCACGTCCCCGACGGCTGCACCCGCCCCCGATCCCGAGCCCGAGCCCGCCCCGGCCCTCGCGAGCGTCCCCCACACCGACCCGCGCGTCGAGATGCTCCAGCTCCTCCAGGCCCGCGAGCAGCTCGAGGAACTCAACGAGACGATCAACCAGGCCCGGCGCGAGGCCGCGAACGCCGCCGTGGTGGCGCGTCAGAAGATCGCGGACATGACGGCCCGCCTCCGCGTGCTCGAGCGGCAGATCCAGGCCACGGCCCCGCGGCTGCTGGAGCTGCAGAAGAAGTACGGGAGCGACTGAGCCACCCTCCTCGCCCCCGCACCGCCCAGGAGCACCCGCCATGGCCTACCCCGACTACGCCGACTACGACCAGTACACCGGGGCCGCCCGGCTCGCGCGCCTCCAGCTCCACATCACGGAGGTCCGCCAGCAGATGCTCGCCACCACGAACCTCTCGGTGGCGGCCGACGGCAAGGCCATGACCAAGAAGGACCTGGAGTCCTACCTCCGCGGCCTCAAGGACGAGGAGTCCTCGCTGCTGGCCAGCGTCGGGACCCGCGCCGGGGGCCGCAGCCTCTACCGCGCCACCCGCGCCTGACTCCTGCGCCTGACCGCGCGCGATCCCCCAGCCCTCTCCGGAAGACCACCATGGCCACCCGCCCCACGAGCGCCGAGCGGCTCGCCGAGCTCGAGCTCAAGAACCGCCTCACGCGCGAGCGGATCGTCTCGCGCGTGCTGCGCCAGAAAGCCCGCGCTGTGAAGCTCCTGGAATCCGCCGGCGGGGCGGGGCGCCTGGGCGGGGGTGGTGGGGGTGGCGGGGGTGGGGGCCGGATCGTGAACACCTACAGCGCCGCGACCCGCACGCGGCTGCGCCCAGGGGGGCGGTCCTCGATGGGCTCGGCCCCGATGCACCTCTCGCCCTACGTCCGCGATGCCCTCACGCGCGACTGCCAGGACCTGGAACGCAACTCCACCGCCGCGCGGGTCATCATCCGCCGCGCCCAGCAGTTCATCGTCGGGGACGGCCCGATCGTGCGCAGCACCTCGAAGAACCCCAAGGCCGCGGCCGCCTACGACCGCGACTTTGCCGCGTGGTCCGACGCCCTGGACCCCAACCTCTACGGCCACCCCGACATCCGCGGCCAGCAGTCCCTCCCCGAGATGCTCGCCGCCACGGTCTCGGCCTGGTGCACGAGCGGGGACGAGCTGTGGGTCCTGACCAAGGGCGGCCAGATCCAGATCGTCGAGGCCCCGCGCCTCGTGAACCCGCCGGAGGCCGGGGGCGCGTACGGGCCCTCCAAGCCCCGCCCCGGTGGCGGCTTCATCGCCGACGGGATCGAGACCGACGCGGCCGGGAAGCCCATCCGGTACCACGTCGCGGACTGGAACGCCTACGGCCAGCTCGGCACCGCCGGCACGACCGTGCTGGACGCCCGCTACGCCTGGCTCGCCGTCAACCCCATCGGGGTCCGGGCGGGCTTCCGCCGCGGCGAGCCCGCCCTCCAGGCCGTCCTGCCCACCATCGAGCGCCTCGACTCCTACATCGAGAAGGTCGCGGTCGCGGCCGAGATCGCGACCCTCTTTGCCGCCATCGTGACCGACGACGACCCCGCCGGGATGCAGGCCCTCTTCGAGCAGGGGACCGACGCCCAGCCCGAGCGGTCCAACACCGCCGCGCCCCGCGAGGTCGAGATCAACGCCGGCACGATCCAGTTCCTGGGCCGCAAGGGCGAGGTCCACCAGCTCCGCCCCGAGTTCCCCACGACCAACTTCAAGGACTTCGTCACGTTCCAGCTCTCCCTGGCGAGCGCAGAGCTGGGCATCCCGCTCGTGGCCGTGCTGTACGACTCGCAGTCGCTCTCCTGGTCCAACATCAAGGCCGTGCTCTCCCTCTCGATGCGGAGCATCGAGCCCGCGCAGGCGCGCCTCGCCCGCATGGTCCGCTGGGTCCGGGCCTGGCGCATCCGCCGCGGCATCGCCCAGGGGCTCCTGCCCGACAGCGACGACTACGCGGAGTGCACCGTCGAGTTCCCCCGCGCGCCCGTCGTCGACTTCGGGAGCGAGGTGAAGGGCTACCGCGAGGCCATCGACGCCCGGCTCATGACCCGGGACCAGGCCATCCAGGCCCTGGGGACCGGCACCTTCACGAGCGTCAAGGACGCCTGCGCGGCCGAGGAGAAGGACCTCGCGGAGGCCGGGATCCCGGCCATCAACACCCCGGGCGCCAAGGGCGGCCAGACCCCACCGGCCCCCCCAGCGCCCGAGCCGCCCGAGGCGCCCGAAGACGCCAACGAAGACGCGAACGAGCCGCCCACCCCCGCCACCCCTGCCCCCACCGCCCCCGACCCGGAGGACGCATGACCACCCTGACGCCGGCCCTCCTGCAGCTCCTCAGCGCGGCCGCGGCCCCCGCGGGCATGGCCGCCGGGATCGGGATCCTGAACATGCACGAGCAGCACCGGCTCCGTCCGGCGCCGCGCGCCCCGGACCAGCTCAACCCCGAGTTCCGGAACTACATCCGCCGGTCCTCGACGCCCGAGGTCCGCCGCCTCGGCAACGCGGCCTGCCTGCGGATCGACGGGCCCGTCATGGACGACGAGGGGTGGTGCTGGGAGAGCTCCTTCGCGCTCACCCACGCCAGCATCGCGGCCTCGCTCGATGCCCTCACGGCCGACCGGGCCGTGCGGGAGATCTGGCTCGAGATGGACTGTCCCGGGTGGACGAGCACCTCCTGCGGCCTGACCCTGGAGGCCATCCAGCGGGCCGCGGCCGTCAAGCCCATCCGGACCCGCATCACCGGCATGGCGGCCAGCGGCGGGTACTGGATGGCGGCCTGCAGCAGCCAGATCTCCATCGCGCCCGAGGGGGCGGCGGGGAACATCGGCACCCTCCTGATGCGCTACGACACCTCCGAGGCGATGAAGCTCGCCGGGATCAAGCCCGTCGCGATCGCGAGCGACCCCGACAAGGCCTGCGGCTACCCCGGCGTCCCGCTCACCGAGACCTTCCTGGCCGCCGAGCAGCGGCGCGTCGACGCCATCCAGCAGGCCTTTGTGGGCGCCGTCACGGCCTCGCGCCGAATCACCCCCGAGTCGGTCGCGGCCCTCAAGGGCCACCTCCTGGCCGCCCCGGACGCCAAGGCGGCCGGGCTCGTGGACCTCATCGAAACCCAGCAGCAGTGGGAGGCGCGGGTGTCCGCGCTCCCGTCCTCCAGCACGGCCGGGAACCCCGACGTTCCCCACGCCTCCCCCTCACCACGGGCGCAGCAGCCCAAGGAGACCCCGATGGACCTGTCCAAGCTCACCGCCGCCGACCTGCGCCAGCACAACCCCACCCTCCTGGAGGCCATCCAGCAGGAGGCCCGGCAGGCCACCCTCCAGGCCTCCGCCACCGCCGCCGCGGCCCCCGCCACCTTTGCCCAGCTCAAGGAGCTCTACGGCGAGGACGCGGCCTCGATCGTGGTCAGCCAGGCCGCCGGCCACACCCTGGCCCAGGCCCGCGAGGCCATGACGGCCACGCTCCAGAAGACCGTCACGGCCCAGGCCGGGACCATCAAGGAACTCCAGGCCAAGATCGGGAGCGCGGCCCACGAGGGCGCGACCCCGGTCAGCACCGCCCCGCCCGCCGGGAATGGCGGTGGGGGCGGTGGGGGTGGGGAGCACGAGTTCATGGCCAAGGTCCGCCAGCACATGGAGCAGAACAAGACCACGGTCGAGCGCTCGATGGCCGAGATCGCGAGCCAGAACCCCGATCTGCACCGCCGGTACTGCGCCGAAGCCTCGATGCAGCAGCGCGGCATCTCGACCCCGGCCGTGCGGGTCTGACCCGGCGGCCCCGCCACCCCTCCGCACCGCTCCCTTCCCGACCCCCCCCCACCCACCCCACGCCCCCCCATCCCCGCACCACCCCTCACCCTCCCAGAAGGAGACCTGACTCATGCGCACCGACAGCCCCATCACGATCACGGCGGGCGAAGACCTCCCGCAGTACCGCCGCGTCCGCCACAACGGGACCTCCTGGGTCCTGGCCGATGCGGGCGAGACCCACGAGGCCGTGACGTGCCAGACCATCCTGTCCGGCAAGACCGGCGCGGCCTGGACCGGCAACGACGCCGGCGAAGTCCCGATCGAGTGCTCCGCCGCGATCAGCGCCGGCGCCGAGGCCTTCGCGGCCGACGACGGCAAGTGCACCAGCGCGGGGCCCGGCCTCTCGCTGGGCATCACGACCACGCTCACGACCGCCTCCGGCGATACCGCCACGGTCCTCCAGGGCCAGCACCCCACCCCGCTGGGCCTGGTCTACGCCTCCACGGCGGCCTCCGCGGCCCTGACGGCCTCCTCCACCCCCACCGACTTCGACAAGACCCACACGTTCGCGGCCAACACGCTCAAGGTGGGGGACGTGATCAAGATCAAGGGCTTTGTCCGCGCCACCGCGACCAACTCGACCGATACCCTCGCGGTCGATGTGAAGCTCGGATCGGTCACGATCCTGGCCATGGCGGCCGTCGATGTCGCCAACGACGACATCGCCCAGTTCGAGATGGAGGTCACGGTCCGGGCCATCGGGGACGGCTCCACCGGCGTCATCATCGCCCACGGCCAGTCCGCCGTGATCGGCGCTGCCGGCACCGCGACGGTCCGGCCCCGCTACCTCGCCGCCACCAACCTCGACACCACCGCGGCCGCCATCGTGAAGGTCACGGGCACCTGGAGCACCACCAGCGGCTCCAACTCCTGCCGCCTCGACAGCCTCACGGTCGAGCACCACCGCCGGGCCGCCTGAGGACCAGGCACCTACCCATCCACCCACCGCCCCCCACGCCCTCCACGCCCCCACTTGCTCGGGCGGCCCCGGACCCAATCCCCGGGGCTGCCCGGCTTCACGACCACGCCCCCCACCCCGTTCTTCCCCCACCACCCGCCTCGCCCACCCACACCGGGGGCGTGAGGCCTGAGGAGTCCCTGCCATGCTCAGCCCCACCGTCTCCGGCCCCCGCCCGGACCTCACCCAGATCGCCCTCGGCCGCATCGCCGGCTCGAACGGTTTTGTCCTCCGCCGCGTCCTGCCCAGCGTCCCGGTCATGGCCAAGGCGGGGCGGTTCTTCAAGATCGCCAAGGGCGCGATGCTGGGCGCCCCCGACAACAAGCGCGCCAGCGGCGCGGCGTTCAAGCGTGACAACCTGCAGGTCGAGGACGACACGTTTGCCTGCGAGAACCGCGGCCTGGAGGGCCAGATCCCCGATGACCAGGCCTCCGAGTACGCGAACGTGCTCTCCCTGGAGCAGGCCCGCACCGACCAGAAGGCCATCCAGATGCTCCGCCGGGAGGACCTGGAGATGTTCACCACGCTCTTCAGCCGCACGACCTTCCCGGAAGCGACCGCGACCGGGCACAACATGACCAACGAGGTCGACGACCACGCCAACAGCGTGCCCATCGACGAGATCCTTAAGGCCAAGAACCAGCTCCGTGAGAACATCGGGGACTGGACCGAGATGGGCCTCCAGTGCTGCGTCCTGATGAGCAAGTACGTCCGTGACCACCTCGCGCTCTGCACCCAGGTCCGCAGCGGCCTGGGCGGCGG